TTATCGTTCATTTTCCTGTACTCCTAACAGTCGTTTCAATTCAATCCACTCTGGATGCGTTTTGAGATCTTCGGGTTTAATGTGGGCGTTTAGCCAGTTGTATATGGCGGGGTTGGCTGCTGGAACCAGATCATCGTAGAGATAACCAGCCCCTTCGCACGTTTCACATTGCTCGCCGTTTTCCCAAACACCACCGCGCCCATCGCTTTCATTCCATCGGAAACCACCATTACCATTACACATGGCGCACATTGTTCTATCAGTTGTGGGTTTTGATTGATCGGTCAAAGCTCAACTCCAATCATTGTAAGATAAGTCCCGTATATCACAATCATTCCGAGAATGATGCAGAATGCAAGGGCTCCTATGTCTTTTAGGCGTTGTTTGGTCATTAAATCACCTTTCTATATCTGGCGTGATCATTGATGCCGCACCATTTTTTTGCATCTTCCTCATCTTGGTATCTCGCGAAGATTTCGTCTTCACGGTCTTCGTAATAACATTCAAACATCAAATCACCTTCTTCTGCTCACCATGGAGCGCTAGTGTTCTTATTTCAGTATTGATCGCCTGTGCTGCAATGTGGCCGCGTGTTGTTCCTGTGGCGATACGGGATGCGTAGCGCATTCCCTGCATAAAGCGTTTCACTTCAAGCGGTGTAGGCGCTGGGCGAGGATTGGCGAGGTTGTATTCGTGGAGTTGGGCAAGTACGGATTTCATGATTGCCCCGCTTTGGCAAGGGCTTGAACAGTCGCTCTAAAAGCCACACCGTCAGTTCCTCGTTCCCTATATTCAGGTTGTGTTTTTATGCAGTGTTCATGATGCATTTTCAAAACAGCAACAAGATCATCATGGACGTTACAGGCACGTACTATGAATTCGGCGTTTTCTTTTGTAGCATCTACATTAGGAATACTGTCAAAAGACCTTACAACTGCTAAAGCTGCAACCTCGTTATAATCACCATCTATAATCTTATTTACAGTCTGAATGAGGTGCCCACCTGAAATCTCGAATGGATTTACTTCCCAAGGCGTCGGTGTGTGTTTACTCATCAGATTTTCCTTTCGATGTGAAGTAGCAGAAGGCAGCAAAGAATATGCCGACAATGGTTATGAGGCATAGTTGGACGATTTCAAAAGTCATTATGGCTCCTATTGGCTCAAAATGTTATATGCGTTGCTGTCTTCATAGCGGATTTTATCGCCATCCCACATAGGGCCGAGAAGCTTTGCAAAGGTTGGTTGGTTTTGAAGCTCGGCACGATTACGGGGATTGTCGTTGTATCCTTTGTGTTCGTATCCGAGATTAGCGGCGAAGTCGATCAGAGCGTCAGTGGTGGTTTCCTGAACGGTGAAGCATTTTTCTTCGGCGAAGGTTACGATGATGGCTTTCATATTCTATTCTCCCGAAACCCGTTGTAGGCGTCCATTGTCTTGTGGAGATGGGAAAACATTGATCTGGCACTGGTGATGTGGTGGCTGGTGCTCAGGAGCAAGCGTGCAGTTGTCAGGGCGTCCAGTTGTTCGCGGCGTAGTGCTGATTTCTGAGCTTGTTCCAGTCCTTTTGCTTTGATCTTTTTGATCTCGGCTTCAATTACTGCGTTAACTCTTTCATTGTGGGTCATTGTTCTCTCCTTGGTTGTGAATACACCGTATCACTAAATGATACGCCTGTCAACAACAAAATGCAGGAAATCACAATTATTTTTTAGCCGGGTAATATGGTTTAAATATGAATTTACGCAATGGCTTATTTCTGCCTGTCACGTGAAGGTCAATATAGAGGCTACCCATATTTTTCTTAGGGTTCCAGTTAAAATCGTAAACATCGCTTAACGTGATATTCACACGCTTATGAGGTTCAAGAGTTAACGGCCAAGGATCAGGACCAAGTCGTATATCAGCACGCTTCTCAACATTCCTCCTAAAAAATCTTCTCTTTTTCCAAGTCATCTCCCAATCAGATACAACTATGGGTTTTGATGAAAGATTGGTCAAGTGAACCTCATTCCAAGTTCCTTGCTCCGTCTTCATTGAGTAGCTTAAAAATACACCTCGCCGATCTTCAAAGTACTGGGATACCTGTGTATAGGCAACAGGGACAGAAATAATTAAAGCAAGAACTGACACTCCCAATGCCAATAATGCGATTGTATTTGCATCCATACCCATGTTTCAGAAAATTTCGTTTACTTCCTTTTCCCCGTAAACCCCTTGTGCGTAGCACGCCGAGCGACTATACTTTCCTAAAAAGGAGACACTATGTCGAGATTACTTACCCCCGCCGAGCAAGCCTTACTTGAAGAAAACGGTTTACGTACCGATCAGGGAAATGAGATTGATCCGCCGCCAGTTGTAAAGCTGTTTGCTATCAACGGAGCTGCCATTTGGTTGCTAACAGAAATCAGTGCGTTTTATCCTGGAATGGCTTTCGGATTGGCTGATTTGGGGATGGATGCTCCTGAACTTGGCAACGTATTCATGCCTGAGCTGGAAACCGTCCAATTTGAAGATGGAACGTTTGTGGTTGAGAAAGATGAGAGTTTTAAAGGCCATTACCCATTATCTGTGTATTTAGAAGCTGCCCAAGAAATAGGCAAGATCACGGAAGATCCATCTATATTAAAATCGGCATATGATAAGCTACAAAATAGATAACAGAATTATATTTTGATGAATCTACTAAATCATATATAACATAAATGTTAGATTTATTTTTTCGAAATTAAAATTGGTTTTAACGGAACAAAACTGTTGTAGCTTGCGTTTCAAACCAAACAAATATTCGTTTTATATGAATGCAGGATTAGTACAAACCATTTTTCAAGCAATTGAGGCACGGAAAGGTGACAGAGAAGAAGTCGAAGAGCGCTACAAAAGAGCACGGCTACAAGGAGCGGACAAGGGTGATGCTACGCATCGGTATCTATTTGAATACAATGAACTCCAAAGCTACTATGAAATTCCAGCGAGTATTTCATTCCTTCTGACAGAAATAGAGTTACACATTAAGGATAACCCAATTCCTACACCAACAGAAGTTGATCCATCCTATATCGCTGCAATAAGAGCTAAAAATAATGCTCTTACCAAAGTTTATGCCATGCGGCCACTTTTCATTGCAGAATCAAGCACGATAATAGAAGCTCAAAATGAGCTAATGAGGAAGTTCGAGCGCGGAGAAATGTGAACCTCTCATAACTGTCTCGTCCAGGCCCCACGAACAATAGAACCAATTGAAACTGCACTTTGTTTTTCTGGCTTACTAAACTAAATCTAAGACTATGAGCAATTACGAACAGGCAATCGCTGCAATCGAAACGTTGAGCGCTCCATTGGAAATTCTGGAACAGGAAATTGATCAGATAAAACAGGCCATTCAGTTGTCTGGGGAGGTCGGGAGGAAACTGGAAAAAGATCATCCAGAAAGCTATCCGATACGGATGTTAGCCGAACGCGATATGAATGATTGGTTAAACCAAAAGATCGCTGAAAGAGATGCATACGTATTGGAAATCCAAAATGCTGCTGGACGAGTTTTTTCTGGATTATCCTAACGCATCTTTGCAATAAGATAGCCGCTTTCAATCCTGATGGCGGCTTTATTGTTCCACTATCATTAAACTTTGAAGATGGGAACTTTTTGTCACCATTTTGCCTTATTAAGTTTCACCAACTTTTATTTATATGATTGAACAGAATGCCCCATCTCAGGAAACTGAGCAAAACATCGAAGAACGCATCGATGAGATTGAAGTTTTAATTGCGCAGAGTGAAGCGACAATAGATTTTTATTTGAACAAGATAGATGAAGCCACGAAAAAAGCTTTTGCATCTGAAATACACACTGGCCCTTACTGGAAAATGCTAACTGACGAGGTCAAATCAGCAAACAAAGAGGGATTGTCCGTTTACAAAAGAGAGAATGCTGAAATCCGAAAGTTGAAAAAGGAGCTGAAATCACTTCAATTTCCCGAAGGCCGTAAAAAGCACAACTAATTCAGAAGCAGGCTAATGGATCGCATATGTGATCTACACACTTGATGAGCGTTATACAGGTCGATGAGATATTCGGCCTGTTTTTTTTGTGCCCCTGTGATCGGAACTTCTGGATCTTCGCATGTCAGAAAAGATTCAGGGATTTTGTGAGGCCTGGTGCTCGCGCAGCCCGCTAAGGGTACGAGTAATAAGATAGCACTCAACATCTGTATCTGGCGCACTGTGAACCTCTTTCTTCAACTTATCTGATAATGTGGTTAGTTCTTTCTGTTTTGCCTGATTTTGGTCTATGGTGGAAATCAAATTCTCTGTGTATGCTTCCGACTGAGCTAGTTTAGTCTCTGCGCTGGTGGCTCGTTCCTGAGCGTTTGACAGTCTATTAGTCTGGATAATTACAAGGGCTATAAGTAAAGCTCCCGTGATTTGCTTCCAGTAGGTCAAGAAAAACATGTTATCTCCTATGACATTAAAAAGATAATGAATTTATACAGGACGGTAGCGAGCTTTAACAGCGCCCCAGAGATTACAATCTTCATAAGACAACGTAAGTTTCTAAACAATGGTAATCTCCCCGCCTCGTTGACCGATGATCTTTCTGAGCTTCTCTATTGCCGTTTGGGATTTTATCACGCCCTCACGTCCATTTAGTGTACCACGTTTCTCACCTACTGCAAGACATCCGATGACATCCTGACTGGTGTTGCCTCCGTGAATGAGAATGGCAGAGCGTCCGGGAACGTCTAATAATCTCCATACACGCCTGAATTTTGTCTTGGCATCAGACTCCCAACCGTGGGGAACGAACTTATATTTCCCAATGGGGATACAGGAAATTTTAGGCTTGTTAAACATCCAAGGACGCTCGACGGTGAAGAATTCATACCCGTCAACTGTCATGCGGCCAATAGTGCAGTCTTCAGTTGAGTGGAGCCGTTCAACGGTTATCTGCACGTTGCAACCCCTCTTTTACGAGAATTGCAATCTTTGATCGAACCTTTTTAATTATCTCATTAGCATGATCGCAGAGGTCTTGATGCTCTTGCATCACCCTGTCTAATTCCTTTGATTTCTTTTTATTTCGCCCGGAAAATATCATCTAACTTACTCGCGATAGTTGAAAGGGAAGTTGTGACAGATACCAGTGTTTTATTGTATTCGACGGTGATGGCGATGAACTTATCTGTCAAGTCTTCAATCTTTTTGTCTTTTTTGTGGACTTGCCACCCGAGAGCCAAACACAACAGCCCAAGAACAGTGGTTACACCGCTATCACTTGAAAGTATGCGGCCTACGCCCTCGGCTACTTGTTGTTCAATCACGTTACCCTCAAGCTAGTTGTCTTTGTGTAAGTATGCCATATGAATTATTCGTCCCGGCCACGTTTATCCATGTAGCTGAGCGTAGCAACAAGAAAGTTTGAATTGCTTACGCCCACGCGAGTTCTGATCTGGCCTGATGTGTTTGTCCAGACAGATGCCTGACTGCCAATCAGTGTGGAGTTTGCACCATCCTGCGACTGCGCTGTTGCTAATGGGGTGGCTGAAAGGCTTGGGGCTAAATCAACGGAATCCAGCGAGCTAAGATAAACGGCTGCGTGACCACCAGCTCCTCCGGCTAATGTCGAAGCGTTTAATTCTACCTTTAATTTGAGGCCAATCGGAACAGAAAGCGTCTTAGTAACGGCGGTTGAAGGGGGTGAAGCGTCATTCACGTCCAAAATCGGCGTTAGATATTCGAACTCATCACCGCGTTGGATAAATGGTCTGATCGCTCCGGTTGCATCAGTTTTGAATGAAGCGAGACGGCGCTTCTCACTAAAACCACTTGCCGCCACAAATGCTGTCCCAGACGGAACAAACTTGTAATCAACTGCAAAAGTTGTCGGGTTATAAATGGCGAACAGATCAATTGTCTGGTTGTTTGCCTTGGCTGAGCCAGATTGCATCCCTCCGGCATTGTTGCCAGCCGCCCAGGTTGCGTCCTGTTGCTTGATCATGGCAACGGACTGGATCATCGTCCCTTCGTCTGTAGTAAACCAAACCCCTGCGGCAATTGTAATATCATTGGCAACATCAGCCGCGTTGCTTGTTTCAGGCGGGGCTTTGCTACGGGCAAGCCTGCCAAGAGCCGTATTAAGTCCGGCTGAACCGACACTAGCCGGAGTGATAAGCTCAAACCAACCTGCAGCAGTTTTATAAATCGCTTCAAAATAGCCACCGACTGTTAAAACATTCGCAGCTGGATCGAGGCCATTAACCTTGATATTTTTGTTTCCGAGGGCATTAGTGTTTATTTGGAGCGCTCCGGCGGCGTTTGCCTGAGTTGCAAAACCACGAATAATCATTCCATCCGAATAGCCTTTTGGCGCAACTGGAAGCGTCAAAGTTAGCGCATTGGCCGCTCCACCGACAACTCCAAAATGCTCAATAAAATTGAGATTTTCATCACGTGTGGGCACAACATCAGCAATAAAGCCGAGATAGACGTTTTTCGTCCCGCTACCAAAGGCTACGGCAGAATTAGCGTTTGAGGATCTCAAGACGGTATTACGAGCTAATGTATCAGGAGACGCATCTGTTACAGTACCGATACCACATTCCCAAGAAACAATAACACCGGAGACGTCAGCCTGTGTAATGGTGTAAGGAACCTTTGCGCCATTTCCAACACCAGTGACGAAAGCTTGAAAACCCGCTACTGGACCAGCAAGAATAAGTGTACCGGTTCCTGTGGTTGTGGATGTTTCAAATACGCGGTCTGCTGTTTTCAGTGTCATGCGGGAATTTCCTCAATCCGGAAAGCTTTGTTAAATAGGGAGAACTGGTAATTCACCTTGGGGTTGATTGTCTCCATCGTGCCATAGTACGAACGGATTTGCAAAAGGTCTTTTGCACCAGGATCAGGGATGAACAAAACATCTTTTGTGCGTCCACAAGCCATTTCCAAAGCATAAATTTTACCAAACATCTCGGCTTCGTTGGAGAAGCCAAGGGCGAAATCTGCGGTTTTGTATTTCACAAACTCACGCGGAACCTTTCCACCAGACACAACCCTGCTTACTCGGGATGGATCAACCACACCCTCGGCAAGACCATAATCCATATTTACTGACGGCTGAAAAGCATTGCTGATATACAAACGGCCAATGTCAATGTAGGCTGCGCCCGTATCAACCACGTCAATGAACCAGTAGCGATAAGTTTGCGCAGAAAAGAATGACATGAACATGTTCTTTTCCTGCGGGTATCCGGTGTCAATGAATCCTGTCTGATTGGATCGTGCCGGCAAAAGTCCGGTGTCATAGGGAGCAGTGCCGGCATCATTTGTGTTTGATGCACGAACCCTCACTGATGCTGCGGCAGAGCAATTGTGTGCTATTAATGCAACAAGATTAATTTCTTTTGAAGTCAGAAGGTCAACTGTCAGTGAAACAGTATCGCCCAAAACGCGATAAATGGCCTTCAAATCCATTCTTTGAAGATTGCTGATTGACAAATCACCAGCACCGGTGGTTCCGGTAATAGTAGCGGCGTCTGAGAGAAGGGCGTTTGCCAAGATCATATTTTGCATGGCTTACCCCCACAATTCAAATACAGTTGCGCCAGTTTCAGCGTCCTCAGATATGCCGGAAACCATAAAGACCTTTCCACCATCAAGATTGAACCGATTGTATATCAGTTTGACTTGATCTCCAATGTATAATTTGAATAACGCCCGATTTTGGGTGAGCTGGATTACCTGCCTTGGCTCGCTGTATACAGAGACAAGGCGATTCAAAAGTAACTGTGCGTTTGTCTGGTCTGCTATGTTGGTATAGAAAATCTTTTCAACCAGCTCCTTGCTTTTCCCTCGAATTCCCCGGTCTTCATTTGTAAGGTAACGGTATTCGTTAGAGACAAAGGAACGAACGTCATCGCTGGTTGCCGAAGCTAATTCACTCTCATCCTGAACCGTCCAAGCTGGGGCATATCCAACAGATATACGCCAGGCGGGTTTGGTTATGCGGTCAAGCTTAATACCTTGTTCTTCAATATCATTGACAGTAATCGTTGTGGTTTCTAATGCAGGTGGGGAGACTGTCCCGGCAAACAAAAGCCCTTGGCGGGTGAAAGTCCAGTACGCTCCTACCCCTGAAACAAGATCAGTGATTGCGTCACTGGCTGTCATGTTGCGATTGATGTAAATCCCGACATCACCAGCCAAAACAGCGTCCATCCTGTTAAGTGAGCCGCCGTCAATGTATTCAGGCTCGATTGGGTTTAATCCTAAGCGAGTTGTGACGATCCGTTCGATGATCTCACCAGTTTTTGAAACATATCCACCATTGCCATTTTCGCCTTGAACATCAAGAGTGATGCGTCCGGCTGGTGTGGATCCAAGTTTTACAAATCCACCGGAAAGCTGGGTTTTATATTGTCCGGCAGCGACAACCGCAACCGTTATATCAGGAACATCACCGCCATAGGTCAATCCAACGCCACGGTCACGACATTCATCCACGCCCAAGGCAGAGCCATCGTGAAATTGGTAGACCAGATTGACCGAATCCACCAAGATCGGCTCGATGTTTCGGCATACCCCATAAGCAAGTGGCTTATAGGTGTTGGCGATATCTTCACCACCATCAATCCCACCTGTTCCGCCGTAAATTCCTGAGACAATCTGTTGATCAGCCTTTGAACGGTTGTCTTTGATCGTCAGCGTGAATTGATCGTCATCACCTTCAAAATCGTCAATTGCTCCATCAAAGATGGTGGCGAAATCCTGATATCGGAACCACTTTGCCCCGGCCTTCACAACAACACGGCGGGATGACCAGTAATAATCAACCAGCTGGTCAAGATTGCCATTTCCGTTTTGGATGACGATAGAGCCGTATGACTGATTGCTGTTCCCGAATTCATCATTCGATAGTACAGAAACATCGAATTGGAAGGCATTATTGACCTGTCCGATAAAGTATTTGTTCGCGAGGGTGTCAGTCGGTTTTGTGACAAAACCCGCGTCTGACAGGCAAATGAGAGTTACACCACCATAATACTGGAAACCATACTGACTAATTGCAAGGGTTCCGTATGGTGGTTCGCCGGTGAATGTGTTTTCCTGCGTCAGGTCGTATGGATATGCCTCAATCAAATAGACGAGCTGGGCGTCTGGGTTCTGTTGAAGGATGGCAAACGGGTCAGGTGTGGACTGGTCAAGGTCATCAGCCAATTGGCTAATGGCAAGATCACCAAAGAAATTCAGGTAATCGGTCATGCCGCCACTTTCATGTAGTTTGTCAGTCGCTCCATAACCTTGCGCATTTTGATCAGCTCCTTACGGCTGGCGCGGTTTTCTTCAACGCTGTCCTGCATGATGGCTGAGATTTGCTGATTGCTTCGGACAATATCACCGGATGCATTGCCGGAAAGCGCCATGATGCCTGCCGTCTGGCCTGCGGTGTAAACCTGCTCACCACCGCTCATTCTCACAAGCTCGCGACCTTGTTCACCAACCATAGCAATTCCTGCGGCTGCTGAGTTCGTGCCTTTTGCGTAGCCTGGAACACCAGCGGCTTTAGCAATCTCGGTCACGCTTGAACGGACGAAGCTTTCGAGCGCAACAAAACTTACAGATGATGCATAAATGCCACGCCCCAGCTCAATTAATGTCGCAGCTGCGCCAAGCAGATCTGTTGTGACTGATAAATCACCGCCCTGTGCTGTTTTCAGAAGGGTATCAAAATTGCTCTGCGCAAGGCCAAGCTTTTCCATCGGGTTCAAACTGGAATTTGTTCCCAATGATTGCCCGTCAAGGAATGCTTTAAATGTCTTGGTCATTTCTTCGAGACTGGAAAAACCTGCGGCCTGTGCTTTCAGAGCACCGATTGCGGCTTCTTTTTGCTTATCTAGCGCCTTAGTATATTCCTCAATCGGCAATCCAAGGAAGGTCGCGGTATCAATCAACGTCTGCATGTTATCATTGAGAACTTTGATCGCGTCAGCTAACTGGCTGGCAACTGTCTTTGGATTGAGCGCGTCTTTGTACGACTGCCCAAATGCAAATGCATCAGCAAGGCCTCCCGCATTTTGAACACCAACCTTATTCAGGATGGTCGTGAAAGTCTCATCAAGTCCGGTGATGCTGTTGCGAAGGTCTGCAAAGATCTTGTCAGTAAACGCTTGGGAATTGTTTCCGAAGTTCTGGCCGTTGTATCGAAGGCCGTCTCTGCTTCCCACAACAATCTCAGCTGATCCACTCGCTGAACCGCCATATTGCTTGATCGTGCCAAGAACGCTGGACATTGTGTTGAAAATCGTGTCGCGGAATGTAGCGTTTTCCTGACTGAACTTCTTGCCACTTTGACCGCTATATGAAGCTGCCCCGGATGCAAAATCAATGATACCGCCCTGCGCTTTGTCCGAAGGTTTCTTACCACCAAACAATCCACTGATTGCAGTACCGACAAATGAGCCAATTGCTGCACCAAGAAAAGGAACAGGAATCAATGCCTGACCAATTAATCCACCAGCAATACCAGCTCCACCGCTGACAAGGCCGTTTTTGTTACCCAATCCCATAAGGCTTGCCAGTCCACCGCCGACAATCCCGCCGCCAATATTTGCCATTGATCCTGCGCCGGTAGCAAACTTTTGTAGCGAAGCTGTTTGGCTGAAATTCAATCCTAAACCAGCGCCCAATTTCGCCGCACTTGCGCCAAGCCCTGCCCCAAGACCACCAGACAGGAGGCTTGATCCTGCACTGAACAATGATCCGATTCCACTGAACAAGCTGCCGCCTGAGCCAATACTTGTTCCCAAACTGCCGCCAGTGCTTGCAGCGGATGCAATTGCGCCTGATGAAAGTCCCATTATACCGCCAACGGCTCCAACAACAGAAACAACAATTGGGCGAGCAAACGCTTGATAAGCCAGTTCAGCAAGGAAGTTTTTAAATGTATTCTTCCAGCCATTCAGAAGGGCTTTGAAACCACCATCACTCTCAGTAAAGGCAGATTTGAACGCATCCTTAAAGCCGTCGTCAATCTCACTCGCGAGGGACTGGAACGCTTTTCCAACTGGACTATTCAACTCCGCTTCAATTCGCAGTTTGTCCAGTTCTTCACGGGCGTTTTTTATGTTTTTGGCAATGGCGTCGCTCTGCTCTTTCGTTTTTGCAAAAGGTTTCAAGCGTTCCATAGCCTCGATTTCATCGTAAAGCTTTTCTGTTTCACTGCGTGACTGCTTTATAGCGTCAGTCAGATCATCTTGTAATTTCTTTTCAGCCTTCTTCTGAGCCTTGGTCTGCTCGTGAATACGTTTTAAAGGAGCTTCCTGCTCAATGATTTGTTGTGTAGGTGTCGGTCCATTGACCGATTCCTCAATCATTCTTTGGAGCTTGTCTTGCTGGTTCAAAAGGTTCTGAGCAGCATCTTCGGCAGATTGTTTTCGTTGCGCTCTGACGGTTGGATCAAGTGAAGGCACCATTGACCCGATAGCAGTTAAGGTCAGTTTGGCGTCTGCAAGGGAAATGTTGACTTCCTGCATTGCAAGCATGAAAGCACGTAAATAGCTTCCAGCTCCCACAAAGGCGTTTTTGATCGCTTTACCGATCCCATCAATGGCAGAAGCAAGCACATTTGAAGCGCCAGTCAGCTCATTAATGTCATTCAGTGCAAGTCCTGTATTGGTTTTTAGGTTCTGCCAGGCACGTCCAATGGTAGGCGGCAATCGGTTGAACGCTTCTTCCGCATCCTTGGAACCATCCAATAGAGCCTTTGCGAACTCCTTGGATGACATTGTACCGTCGATAATTCGCTTGCGTAGCTCACCAAAGCTAATCCCCATGGATTTAGCCACAGCATCAGCCACAGGCTTCATGTTCTCAACAATGGAATTGAATTCTTCTGCCCGGACTGTTCCACCGGATAAAGCTTGTGATAATTGAAGCGTGGCGTTCTTAATGCCATCAACTGACGATCCACCAACAGCTCCAAGCTGGTTGACGCTTTCTGTGAGTTCTAAAATCTGCTGATTTGTAATTCCAAGATCACGGCGGCTTCCTGCTAATCGCTGGAATAACGTGACGTTGCTTTCCAGAGAAGATCCTGTCCGAATGGAAAGGTCAATCAATTCCTTTTGGACGCGGTTATAATCGCCGGTTGCTCGTGTCGCTTCTTTAACCCGGGCGTTTAAATTCTGGTAAAGATCAACGGTTCTGACAATCTGTGTAATCCCGAAAGATGCCGTCAGAAGCTGGAAGGCTCGTGAAAGCCCACCAGTTGCCATGGTTGTAGCACGAACCTGATTTTCTAATTGTTTAGACGAACTGGTTGCTTTGTTGTTGGCCGAATTAATATCATCGAGTGATTTTTTAATTACGCGACCACCGGAAACATCTCCGGTGATACCAACGACGATATTTACATCACTCATTACGACCCCTTGCGCTTCTCTTCAAATTGATAAGCTGCGTTTTCCAATGACCTGATGTGGCTTTCCAAAACTGTGAAATCTTCAATGTCATTCACTCCGTTTCGTGTTGCCCATCTGTCAATGGAAGACCAAGGTATCGGGCCTACGCTCATTCCAATTGGCTTATCATACCTCAGTTCTTGGTATGCAATCAAGTAAAAGTCCAAGCCGGGAAGAAGTTTGGGGCGGCGGTCCAAAGCGTCGATTTGTTTTCCGTCACGCTGTAAACCGTCAAGGAATTCAACCTTGTCGCCCCACTCTGTTTCCCAGACTAGGACTTCAGTTAGTTTTTTGCTTCGGCCTCTGTTCTTTTCTTACGGAAGTTTGAAGCGTCAGAAGCGTCAGATTGAATTTTGGTGAACAGATCCGGCGCGGCCAAGAACAGTTTTACCAAACCTTTTTTAGCATCGTCGTTGTAAGGAATATCCTGACCATCAGCACTTTTCAGCCCAACAATGACTGACTCAGTGTATACTTCGGCCATCAGCTTATTTGCGTGTAGATCTTCTTCGCCATCGTCAACATCACCACGTGCTTGGATGTATGGAAGAACTTTGTCCTTCATTGCCTTCGCATAGGCTTGGTTACGGTGAATGGCACGGCGCAGAACGAATGTCCCGTAGCGGCCATAGTCAAACGCCACACCTGCAGAAGTTTCGAGTTTGGTATCTGTCTCAAAACCTTCGTGAAGCGTATTCAGAAATGAGGATAAAAGGTCTGTGGCGACTTTCGGAGAAGCCTTAGGTTTGTTTTTCGTGGTCATTGAAGTTCCTTCGGGGTTAGACGGAAGCGGCCTGCCCGAACAGACCGCCCCCTAACTTGCAAGTATTACTTTGCCCTCGGGTAGGCATTCGACTTACGGTGTCCGCGTAATTCTCATTTGAGCGACTGTTGTCGCATCGAAGTAGGCTTGGAAGCTGATTTTCTGCATAACGTCTTGGTTGTTGCCATCGGCAGCGACGTTGTTTGCAGTCAGTTTCAGTTTCGGAATGAAGAAAGTGTATTTCAGTGTCGAAGCACCACCGAGAGCAAATGTCAGGTCTGCGGCTGTGTCGGCAAGGAATAATTCAAACAGTTCCTGACTGTCGAAATAGGCTTCCATCTCACCAGTCACAACGAATTGACCGGCGCGAATACCCTTGCTGGCAACCTGACCCATTACGGCTTGTTGTTCAAGGTTGTTTGAGATGTTCAGTGATAAGGACATCAGCTGAACAGTGCCGCCGCCTGTGATCGACAGGGAAGCAAAGTTGTTTGCTGCGTTAATGACAGGGTTTGCGTTTGGTTCGGTGTATGTGGCACCCGCAATGATTGCCTGTGCAGATGTGGTGGTTTGGCACATCATATTGAAAGAGCCAGTTACAATCTCTTTTGCACGCATGTTCAGAGAAAGGCTGTTTACGATGGAGCCGGGGTAACGGTGGAATTGATTTGATGTGGCGGCAAAAGTCTTTTCAATCGTGAAAGATTTGCGTGTCACGCCGTTTTTCAGGACGTTCGTAGTCCATGTGCTGTACATCAAGCTTTCAAGGAAATCATCGAATGTGCCGTAAGACAGCTCAAAATTAATGTCTCCACCAGCTTCTTGACCAACTCGGGTCATGTCAGCGACGTTACGATCCGGGCGAATTTCATTGCTGGACACGTACTGAATTGCAGGCGCAAGGCTCTCGCCAGTCATGCGCAGCTTTTTCATTACCGGTGTGGCCGGTGTTGTTCCGGGCGTTACTTCGGCAATATAGGCTAATCGGGTTTGTGAAGAATCAGTCATGGATGGCTCCTTGGTTAAGCAATAACATCGTAATAGAATTTGGATAGCACGTTGATCTGATACCATCCAGCGCCGTCATTACCGATTTCTCGCGCCTGAACGTCATAGAAGGTTATACCAGATATTTGCTTGCCCTGAAAGATGGGAATTATAAAATCAGCCTTTTTTCGCGCGTCGATGCTGCCTTGTCCTTGCGGTTGAAAAATCTGCGCATTGATTAATCCGTAGCGGCGAAATCTATTTGCCAGAGGAGATCCGATGCTGGATTGAAAACCATCAGTGTGCGAGATATTCAATCGCACCCAAGTCTTTGTTTGCGGTATGTCGAAAGGCACGTCATCATAAGCAACGGGCGTGATTACTCCCCACTCGTCCGAAAACAGCTTTCTAATTGCTTTGACGGCTAGTTCGTAATTCACACAACACCCCGCTTCGCCTTACTGATTGCCAGCTCAATGGCCTTCTCGACAAAGTTGGCCGGAGCTTGCTGGGAATATCCGTCATTCAATCGCTGGATGTATGGCAGGTTGTTTGAGATGTAGTATGTGTCACCCTCTTTGTAATCCAAGGTAGGATTGGTGTCAGGTACAGTAGTACTGTCTGTGGTCGTGTAGATCACGCTGTTTACCGAAATGTTCCAGTTTGCGCGCGCTCGACCTGTATCAACAGGCGTCGATTGGATAATGTAGGCATAGGCAAGCAAGGCAGTAGCTCGGACCAGATTACGATGAACCTTGTAAACCTTGTTTTCCATCGCTGCTTTGATCTGCTCGTCAACGGTCACTTACGCACCTGCAACTTGTAAATCAGTGGCGTATCGCCCGGCTGGATAGTGTCTAGGTCAATGACTTTGTATTCGTTCAGACCATCAATGATGATGTCGTTGTGTTTTGGCGGTGTATTTACAGCTGCATCAGCAATCAAAACCTTCTTATCGCCACGTATGATGATCGTTCCATCTATTTCCCTCTCACGATAATCGGTGAAAAGCATTTTAACGCTCGCCTCAGTGACCGCGCCGTCTGAGTTAGTGTCAGTGGAAGGATCGTAAGTGTTGCCCGTTGTTCGGCGAATGATGGCTAAACGACCGTATTCATCGATCTGCTCTCGTGTCAACTGCGCCATTTCTTCATAGAATGTCATACGCGCACCACCGGGGCATTGATAGCACCGCCTGCAAGGTAAGGACGTAACAGACCGTCAATAGCCGGGCGCTTTATGTTCGTGCTGGATGCTGCAAAGTATTCGACTTCAATCACGTCAACCTTTTTGGATTTGACTTGTCCTGTCGGCGATACGGAAGGATTGAGCACTCCTGTCAGGGCTTCAAGCGCGAGGATGCAAATAGCCTGTTTCAGGCGGTCTGGAATAATATTATATTCAACATATGGCACACAGGCGCGAGGCCAATACAAGGACTGGTCTGCCTCAACTACGCGGCCACGGAATGAGTATTTCTGAAAAATGTAATCGGTTGCATTGATAAGGGCGGCTTGTTTGACTTCTGTGGATCCGTCCCAAGATAGGTTTCCACGGTCGGAGTGGTAAGCATCTGCATAAGCAACATCCACAAGTGAATTCGCTCCCGCTACAATACTTCCATCTTCGACCGTGAACATATTTAGTTAACCCAACAACGCGAAAAGGTCAGCTTTTTTGGTCACGCCTTTGTAGTCAATACCGCGTGCATCCAGTTCTGCCTTAATGTCGGCAACAGGTGAATTCGCTGTGAGTTCATCAGCGTTGTCTTCATCACCGTTGTCTTGATCGGCATCAGCCTGTGCGCCCATCAAGATCGGGTTCTGTTCCGGCTCGGATGGTGGTAGGCCGTCAGTTCCACGAACAGCAGGCGGGTTGTTAAAACCGTTACCGTATTCTGTACGTTCTTCTGCCGCCTGATTGTTTGCACGTTCGGCGTCAATTTTTTTCTGACGATCTTCCATGAATTTGTTACGTACTGCTGTAACGTCTACATCTTCTTTGGTCATTGTAAGCTCCTGTAATTGAAAAGGAAAAGACCCCCGTTTCCAGCGGCCTCAATTATTAAGCGATCTTGTGAACGAACTTCACAATACCGATATTTTTCTGATCGTATTTCAGTGTCCAGTTAGCTACTGTGGCTGCTTCCGCATCAGAAGGTGTTAATTTAGCCGGTGTACCGCCCCATGAAATACCAGTTGGTGTCATGATCCAGCGTTTACGAGAAACAAGGTATTCTTGTCCGCCGGAAACAAGAGCTTGACGCTCGACTTCTTCTGGAACCTTAACTCCACCTTCACCGAACAGGATTGACCCCTCGGCGAACAAGTAAGTAGTGTAAATACCACCAGAGTTGGTCATTGTGTCGTCTTCAATAACACGCAGATCACCGTAATAAGCGACTTTTTCCTTCAAGCCTTCTGCCGGCGTAATGTACTGAATCAAGCCTTGCTTACGAAGTACAGCAACAGTTTTGCTATGCATTGCAATAGCAGCGAGTTTCTGACGACGATCACCAAGCAATTGCTCAGCATCGATGAAACTATCAGCGTCGATAACCGCAGCAGCACCGACCAGACCGGAAATGTCAAGTACATTGGCAGAAACAGCACCGACAGAACCAGCGCAAACAGCCAACAGGTTAGCTGAATATTTGCGTGTCCAGAAAGCGGCAACACGGTCAGCAATCAACTTCATTGGATCTTCACCAAGGAAATCAGCAACCAAATCGGTTGAACCCCAGACTTCACCACGCTCGAACACAGGTGCTTTACCTGTACCAGTTGTGACCTTGCCGATTGTCAAGTTATCGGCTTCATCAAGGATTTGGCCTGAACCAGTCAGATCGTTGAAGAATGGGAAAATAACTTCCTTGCCACCGCTATTAAGCATGGCTTGCAGATTTTCACCAACGTCACGGCGGATAATACCGGACTGGAAGAAAGCGTTATTTTCGATTGCTTCCTGCAAGATATAATCAGATACATTGACCGGAAGCTGTGCAATGTCTGAAAGTTTAGTAATAGCCACGAAGGACCTCCAAAAAAGAAAATGAAATTGTTTTTTGGTGGATTCCGTCTATGTGACTTTGCATCCCGCTGATCAAATAACGGCTTACGCACCGTTTTGTGGTAGCATCCCGCTATCCTTTGTGCTCGCCATCCCGGCTTGCAATTAATTATAAACACGATTTTAGGTTTTGTGCAAGCATTAAAAAAGCCCCGGTTAAAGGGCTTCTAAATTATTTTCCTGCGGCTGCTTTTAGCTGCGCTGCTCGGGTCGGATCAGCATTCTGAATCTCGGATTGTTTTGTGAGGTTGAAGCCTTCTTTGCTCCAAGGGTTGTCTGCTTTATTTTCAGGAGTTCCCGATCCACCGGAACCACCGCCGCCACTTCCAGGTGCAGCAACAAAGTATTTACCCTCTTCTGTACCTGCCCAAGCTTTGATCTTGTCGGCCACTGGCAGATTGTCAATCGTTACTACGGCTTCTTCGCCTTCATAATCAACCTTCACTTGGCTTTGGAACATTGCACGAACCGCCTTTTGCATTGGTGGATTTGTGATGTTGGCCTCGGCAATAGCAGCATTGATCGTGCTTTCAGTCAGAAGCTTTTCAACTCGGCTCTTGTAAGTGTCGCGCTCGGTGTTGGCTTTACTGACAGCTGTTTCCTTTTCTTTTGTCAGTCGCTCACGTTGAGCGTCCAGCTTCCTGTCTATATCACCGGTTCCAGCATCCTTCATGCGGTGGTATTCCTCAACGGTAAAGTCTTCCGGCAAGGAGCTGAATTTCTCTTTCAGCTCAGTGAGCTGTGTATCAGCTGTCTTCTTTTCTTCCCGTAATACTTTAAGGGAGTTTTTCAAGCCCTGCACTTCCGGGTGATTATCATAGCCCTCGATGTTCAGGACAAACTTTCCGTCCTTCTCAGTATATGCGGCTTTGAGGGCTTCGTCTAAGCCATCAAGGCTATCAAGAATTGCTTTTAATTTCATTTGGTGTCCTTCGGGTTGGGTTAGCGGTTACCTTCTGGAATGTTTTTATTCTTTCCAGCGGGAATATATTTTGACCTGTTATTAAGCTTTTGGATCGCAGGATTATAGTTCGTCATGCCAGTTGGAGCCAAATTTGTTCCAAGGTCTCCGAACTGAAGTACGCCCATTGCAAGCAACATTCTCATAGCCATAGTTATTTTTGTCATTTCTGATCCTTTCGGGGGATTAAGTTTCTCGGGATTTAAGCTCTTTTAGAGTATAGACATGTCCTGATTTGTCAACGAACTTTTCAAGCGCCGTTCCAGAACGAAACTGCTTGGCACGTTCAACGCCCAAAACTTCCTCCTGAAATTCTTTGCTTTGCTTTTTCAGGAAATCGCTGAATGTCGTATTCGCAGGGATCGGACCAAACATGCTGGCGCGGTCGCCAACTTCATCGACTTCAAAGTATGCAATCAGTACTGACCGACAACGAAAATGGGCGGGTAAAGCAGGTTCCTTGCCAATCTCATAAAGCTTGCCATCACGGGAAGCACAAATAAGTGTCGTCCGGCTGTCCAACGTGGCAACGTATTGTAGCTTACTCACGATATCGGCGTTGGCATAGTAGACCTCTGACCGGGCGCGGTTGGCAACATGAGCAATGGCAGTTCGGGTTAACGCTTCTGCATCTCGGCGGCTTATTTCGAGAATTCCGTCCTGATAGCGACTTTTCTTCGTTCCGCGAATTCTTCTGACGATCTGATCAGTGGTCTGTCCTTCGGTAATGCCTATACGTATGGCGTCATTCAAGCGTTTGAATTCTTCTTGCTGCAAGCCGGAGGCCCAATCTTTAAGCAAGCGCCCTCGGAATGGCTGGCTTGTTACGATGGACTTTAACTGCGCACTGGATGGCATGGCGAATGACGCGTGAACTCCTGCCGTCTCGGCGAGCCTTATCTGAAAATCCGCCTCATACTGGCTGAAATCTTCCATCTCACCTGAAAGACGGTCAGCAAGGATTTTGTATACGCTCTCGCGCTTCTTCCGAATATCCTGTAAAAGCTTTTCAAGCCGTTTTGTCTCGGCTGCTGACAGGTCGAACCCACGGCCTTCAATGGCTGTAAGTCGTGAGGCAATCAGGATGATCAGGTCTTCTTCCGTGGAATTTAACAGGCCGATGATCTGCTTCAAAACCCCGCCCTTGTACCGCTCCAAGAATATCGAGTGTTTGATTTGGGCTTCAAGGATACGCTCATTAACGGTCATTTGCCGTAAACCTTTTGTGCATATTTGGGATCGTCGGGTTGGGATGTCAGGTGATACTTGTTACACAGTGGGCAGGAATAAGCTCGTAGACTCATCTTCTTCGGCTTTCGCATTCTTCCGGCTTGCTTGACTGCGGCCGCGCGGTTCTCAAAAGGGATTTTGTAGCAAATCTGTGACATTTCTACCTCTAAACTTTGCCTAGAATTAAGCTTGGCATCTTTAAATGAAATTGTCAACGCCGATTGATGCTCTCGTTTATCTGGTTAAATTTGTGGTATGGAGACAGAACAAGAATCATTACGCCAGCCGCTGACCGAATTGCCGAATCAAAAGCTTTCCGACATGGAATTAATCGCCTTGCTCGCTAGCTTGACGGGTTACATTTATACTTTTGCAAACACTTCTCATCAGCGTTGGGGGCCGAATGGAAAGGTCAAAAAAGCTGGTGATGACAACCCTGACGGATTTTTCCAACTCATGCCTCATAAGGCTGATGACGGCTTCTTTGAGTGGTACTGTGACAACCGCACCGAATACCAGATGTTCAAGTCCAAGAACAAAGCCGTTTTGCATTTCATCTTCTACTGGACAAAATGGAAAAATGCCGGGAAACCGAAATCCTAAGCATCCTCGCTGATTGTGCTTAACGGTGGTGGATCATTGGAAATACGTTCCTGTTCCTCGTCAAAAGTCAGGTCATCCTCCAGCCATTCGCTGTATTTCAGGACGTTGAAGAACGTCTCCTTGGAAACCTCTCCTGATTGACGTGCGGCAACCCATGCGGTCAAGTCTGATCCGGTAAATGTCGGCGGGAAGAAATCACGGTTAAGCTCGACGGAAATGTCGCCTTCAATCCCCATCCAGGCGGCCGCAAACTTCAAGCCTTTCTCGATCTGACGCTCAATCACACCGCATGTAGCTGACAGGACGCTGCTCTCACCGCTACGTTTAATCTCGTGCGTTTGGGCTGCTTCGGCGTCATTCTTCTCCGGCGCAAGCATTCTCGCGCCAAGTGATGCCATCTGCTTTTCTTTACGGTCAAGCAGGTTTTCGAGGGTTGCAAAGCCATCTGCTCCAACATGAGCAAAACCAACCTGACTTTCAGCATTTGGAAGAAGCCAAGCCATTCCTGTGCCCAAAGCCAGAGTGATGTTAGTGTCGTCAATCCCTGTAATGTAGGGCGTTGGTAATCCAGATACGTGCGCCCCATTTTCGAGGTCAGCACTATTCATGTAATGGGAAATGTTCACATCAACCAAGGATTCAATTGGCGGGGCACTGACCGTCATTGTCGGTTTGCGTGGCGATACCGGATAGAATGGGATCTCCGAAAATGCAACTTCCTTCTTTTTTGGAATGATTGTTTGATCAACGAACCACTCGGAAACGTCTTTGTTCTGATTGTCTGCACCCCTTTCAAGGCTCTTTTGTCGCCAGACCATTTGAGTGTACACGCCGTCAATCAGGGTTAACTGCCGGATTTGCTGCTCCTGCTTACCGTTGTCTGCTTTATAGTGTTCGCTCAACCATACATTGACAATACGATAGGCATTGTTAACACGCGCCAATTCCCAGTTGAGAATGCTTTCGGCTTTGTAAAAAGCCAGATATGGACGGATTTGCATGGCGTCCATCTGCGCAACCGTGATGTTATCTGCTGCTTTGGGCATATCAACCATGATTCCGCCACGGCCAACCGTCAGTACTTCATAGAGAGCTGTTTCAGCAAAATCGGTCAGTGTTTCATCAGAAAGCGTAATGTCGTCTAGCCAAGGCTTCATCGAGTCAGGAACATCCCATGTCATCGGCTTTCGGAAAACAAGACCGGTCATCGCATCGACTGTCCGTCCTGTGGCATTGTAAAACAGGGCACGTGCCTTGTAGGAATCATATACGGCGTCTTCCTGCTGGTCGAGCTTCGGTAAATAATTGATCCCACCTTCCTGAATAGCACGCTGTCCTGCAACAGCGTCACGGCATCTCTTCCAGATAGTTTCAAACTGGGTGTATTCAGCGTGTTTTTCGTTGGGTTTCATTTAAGCTCCTAATCTGCATAATATACTATTCGTCACAAGCTCGCAAGGTAAGTTGACAAAGCTGCCTGCAATGCGGAATTCTCCGTTACCATTTCTGCCCCCATGCCATAGTATGAAATCTCGGCATTACCATACAGAGCACCATTCATTAAAAGAACCTGATTACTACTTCGAATAGATGTGGAAGCCGCTGTCGCGTCTGTGCGGGTCGCGCCGTTAAATCCCACAACATCATTTGCCGTTGTTCGATTAATCGACTTAAATCCGGTACCAGAATAGTTTAATGTGACACTAGGCGGGTTGGTCGTTTGATTAATCCGGTGAACGGTTGACGCGTTACTATTTGACATGTAATTCTGGTTTTGACCGCCACCACCAACCGTGGCCGCAGAATCCAGTGCCGGAAGGCTTCCAACGGTTGCAGTGCGAACGTACATAAATCGGGAGGCATTGTTAAGCGTATAATTCACCCCATTAATGGCCGGGTTATAGTTCGTATCAATATAAGCGGCAACACCGTCGCCTTTAAATCCGGCATCGGTTGTGAATGTCGGGCTATTATACAGTGTTGATTGATAAAGGCTAGGATTTTTCCAGTTCAGGGTTGCAAAGTTTTGATCTCCGTTCGTGGCAAACATGTAAAAAACATCCAGCTTGCTCCAGATGCCTGCTGATTTCAGCGCCAGAACTAAATTGTTTTGTTTTGTTTGCTGATCGATGCTTGGTTTCATATATCCCAGTGAGGTTGCCCTATCCAGGACAGCTTTGTAATCTGGGTCGATAACATTGCTCATGTATTCATTCATGGCGTCATAGCACTGATCGTTTTGAGCTGTCGTCAGACTTCCACCGATCATATAAATACTAATCATAGAACCAATCGTGTTATAATTGGTTTGACGACGGAAAAGTACCTGATTTTCACTTAGTTTCACGCTCGAGGTTGTCGTAGCTAATCCAAGATTTACTTTATTCTTGTGTGCTCTGATCTGTGTCGCAGATATACGGTTGAGACCTATCATGCCGGGACCAGTAAAATCTATAGTCGGAGATGATGTGTTGGTCCCACTATTGATCCGCTGAGCACCAGTGAGACCACCAAACATATTATTTTGTGATCCGCTGGCCACACCATCTAAAACGGCATCGGTAATTAAAGCTGTCGTAAGATCGACACTATCAACCCACATATACCTTGATGCATCGTTCTGTACGTAGTTCACACCATTGGTCGCACAATTAAATCCGGTATCAATATATGATGTGGCGCCAAGGCTTCTGAAACCTTTGCGCGGTGTAAACGTCGGTGCATTCGTATAAGTGGCAAGATTTCCGGTCGGATTTTTCCAGTTGATACGACCGAAATCACTGTTATCGGTGGCGAATACGAATAAAAGATCCAATCGATCCCAGATGCCCACTGAATCCAGATGCTGAATAAAATTACTTCCTTGCTGCATGGTGTTTGCAGACGGCAATGCAAAACCCTCAGAAACTGCCCTATTAACTACCGCTACATATCTGGGATCGTATCCAGACATGTGCTCGTTAAATAAACCCATCGGCATCGGGATCATGCAAATCCCTTTTGTATCACAGCATACAGATTGGTTCCGTCATAATAAGCGGAGATTACATCAATAGCATTAGGTGCAGTGGAAACGATACCGACAACACCACCAGGCCATTTAAAGTTTGATCCATAGGAAAGCAGACGTGATCCGGTTGCGTCCTGTGTTATTTTCCACATATAAGTCGCACCTGCAACCATCCCGGTAGGGTTGGCAAGAACGGCATTTCCGGTAAGTGTGACAGTGAATATATTTCCTAAAGTCGTATTGGTGACGATGCTGGCGGCATATGTTAGTGCAGTTTCACCTTGGTTGATGTTCATCCTTGAAAGCTGACGACTTGCCACATCGCTTAAGTTGTTCGCGCGACGGCAAGTCGCCGACACAACGAAGGCCGTGGTGGCGATCCGTGTGGTGTTATCAGTGGATCCAGGTGTCGTCGATGCCGGTGTACCAGTAAAAGTCGGACTTGCTAAGTTTGCTTTCGCGTTTAGTGCCGTCTGCTGTGCCGTGCTTAATGGCTTATTAGCATCACTGGTGTTATCGACGTTACCGAGACCAACATCATTTTTATCTACAACGACTGCGCCGATTTTACCATTAACGGAGTTAACAGCATCGGTGTTATCAACCTTTTCCCAAGCCGTGCCATTAAAGATAACCCAGTCGCCAAGCTTCCAATCAGTAACGCTATCAATATCTGTACTGCCCGGAACGGCTACGACCCAATACTGCCCCTTCTGACCCACGCCGGACAGGATTGTTGGATTTAGATTTGTGTCGGCATTCCAAATGCCCTGATAATTGGCAGCACCAAGGATAGATGCTGGAATTTGTTCAAGCGGGATCTTCTGAGTTTCATCAAGAGATGCCACACCAAGCGCAGCACCAATCTGAGATTTCAGAACGAAGATAGATGTGTCAACTGGCGGGACAACGACAGTGGCATTTGTGACGGTGATGACCGTTACTTTTTCTTCAACAGCCACGCCATATTGCGGTTCGCGGATTGTGATCGTTGTCGTCAACGTGTCACCTCTGGCGAAAGATTAACCTTTCCTTCCAGCCATCGGATAACCGTATCGCCTGAGACGGTTTCCAGATCATAGAAATATGAACCCGATAGCAGAGCCGTTTGAGATGCCGTGAGGGAAATAGTGATCTTACCCGTCAATGGCTCGATTGTCAGGCCACCGTTTTCAGTGGTCAGTGATAAGTCATATTCGATTTGGGACTTTGTGCGTCTTAACTGCATCCGGGCTGAAAAGCCAGACAGATCTACGGGGCTGCTGTTCTGTTCAAGGGTTAATTCGCGGTTCCAGGTCGTTCCCTGATCTATGTTGAAATCGTGGTTTCCGGCCATCGCGTGCTCCTTGTTTGGTTAAGGATACCATATGCCAGGAAGTTATCAAGCAAATATTTGATTAGGCGAAAACAACTGCGAAAAAGGATGATACAACAAACACCAGAAACGATATTGTGAGTACTCGTTGCCGAAATTTTTCATGCATAAGAAACCATGCAGGCAATTTTACGGCAGTAAAAAAAATCAAATTAAATCCTAAAACTACGATTGCTCCGGCAATCAAAACGAGCGTTGGCACGAAGACTGGCATAAACAGAAGCAAAAATCCTGATATATATATCCTCAGAAAGTTACTAAAACCGATATGAAATATGATAAATAGATAAAAATAAAGCATCAAAAAATATGGAACCATCAATTGAGGGTTCGATTTGAGATAGCTTTTTGTAGCCAAGTATGATTTTGCGTAGCTGTACCCTGCCCGAACATCCCCTTTTCGACTAGTGAATTTCAGCATAGCGAATTGCATATGTACCCATATTTTCGCCATCACATCGATAATCCCAAATCCTAGAAGAGTCGGTTGCTCTGATGGAATAGGCCACAATAACCTTACAATAAACCTATCCATAGCCTTGCCTTTATTTTTAAACCAACTTTCACCAAGTATGTCAACAAGGATAACCCAGCCTGAAAGAAACTGGAATAATTCTATAATTCTTTTTATTTGGAAAGCCTTCAACCCGTGCCACGTCACGTCGTCTATTGGATTGTTCCACCATTCTTGTATAGCTTCTATCATACTAATTTCGAAGATTTGCTACCAATATACGAAGCGAGTGATAACCTTACTGCCCTCCCAGCCTTGCCGCTGACATTGTTCTCTTAATAATCGGATACTGCTTAGCCAAGAAATAGCCCTGTGCGTCGTTGATGTGATCAAACCCGCTGGTCTTGTCCGGTTCCCCGTTTTTATCATAAGCCTGCTGCTCCAAGCTTTCCGTCAGGCGCGGGCAGTTGTTGGTATTGATCTTCCAGCGTCTTTGCCCTTCTGCGTTCAGGATCATCCCGTTTACGGATAGAATGCGGTCTTTCACAGCAGGGTTGGTTGTGTCCACCCTGACGGTGAATCCGTTCTGACGGAGAATTGAAAGGTCGCTTTCGCTGGCATTTACAGACTTACGGCTCTGGCCGCTAGCATCCGGATAAACAGTGATCGTCCTTTTGGGATAACGGTCTTTCAGCATTGCCGCCATGGTTGGGGTGTCTCTTACGCCGGTCAGCTCATTCACAGAAATTGGCAGGCCATTACGAATCACATTGATTACTGCCGCCATGTTCATTACGTTGAAATCCATTCCGATATGAAGTGGCTCATGCCCGTCCATAGTAGCATTGCTGTGGTTCTTGATTCGGTCGAAATCCGCATACACACTTCCACTAGCGAGGTTGACGAATTGCCCACGGAGATAAGCGTTGATCAATTGTGGTGGGTATGAGGCCAATAAAGAAGGAATGTAGTCAGCAGGAAGGTTTAGCTCATTCTCGAATGTGCTGGCCTGTACCATCGCATACATATCGGCCAATTCAGGAACATCCCGCAGCTTCTTAACGAATGTCTGATAAACGAATTTGAAACCTTCGGGCGTGGTTGTCACGTCAATGCCATTTAACAGACCTGGCTCTTTGTAGCGCATACGAGCGATGATCTTTCGCCACGCCAGTTCTGCCTTGTCCGTTTTCATTACGTCCAGCTCGTCGATCAGCGCTTTACCGATCTTGAAACCCACAATCTCACTGGGTTTTTCCATTGACCGGCATAGAATCGTTGTGCGATAAATGCCATTTGAATAAAGATCAACTTCCTTGTTGCTCAGGTGGATTTTAGTGCTAAGACCCCAATCGTATGCAACCTCGTCAATGGTCGGGTAAAAGATGTCACGGATTTGTCCATACGTTGGGGCAAAGTATCCGGCACTGATATGTGGATACTCCCATGAATGTTTGCAAAGACCCGCGCATCCAACCCAAGTTTTGCCCGACCCAAATCCAGCAACAAACCCTTTGAATTTATGCGGCAAGGCTAGAAATCTTGCTTGTGGCAGGTTGAGCTTAGGCATCGACCTTCCGGGCGTCAATAACTTCAACCTTTACTAGAACTGGAACCGCTTCTTCGTCTTCACCCTTAGGTGCTTCCATCGGTGAGGGTTTGCCATACGCTCGATCCAATAATTCACGGGCGGCAGAAATCTTCACGACATCCTGCTTTGAATTCGTCATCAAACCGAACAGTACTTCAATTGCGGTATTTGCGTATGATTGAGCCAGATATCGGATATCGGCGTTTAGAATATTTTTTGATCCTGGCTTTCTTCCACCAGTCTTACGTCCTTTTGCCATGCATATCTTTCTAAATTAGATTGTTATGCAATATGCTTGACAATGTAATTAGCCACGTGGCGCCCTTGGGTTAAACGGTTGGAGCCTTGCCCCCATCAGATTATTGTACTGCCTTTTCGGTGTGCGGTCAACAAATTAAGAAACGTCAGGAACTTTTTCGAAGAATGCTGTGTAGCTCTCATAATCCATGTATTTTATGACTTTCGATACCGCCGATAAATATATTTCTTTCCTCAACGACCTTGGCGGGTTGATAAGCTTCATTGTCTCTACCGGCATCGCGGTATGGGCTTTAAAAAAAATGCTTCAATAGCAACTTTCCTTTTTAATTCCGAAGAATGTTCTGTGGTTGCCTGATTGTTTAAGTAATCCAGACCTCTTAAATGTTACTTAAACAGGAGTTAAACGCTCACAGTCGAAATTCGCCTGAAATTACTCCACCCCTCCCAAAGAATATTCTGAATATCAAAAAACCCGCATTATTACGTATACATATTGCCCGTTCAAGCGAAAATCCTAAAAATTTGCTTCACGTGGAACTATTCCATTAATATGGATTATATCCAAACTTGGTTTAATGTCAACCGGTTAATAATAGTTTTGACCGTATAGTTGAATTATCACTAAATTCAACGAACCTATCCTCTATCGACCATGAGTACTGTTTCCAAATGGATCATTGGCGTCCTGTGTTTCTTCCTATTCGTTCAATTTGTCAAGTATTGTAACGGAAAACAAGAAGAATCACGTCAATATGAGGCTGAAAACCCTCCCGAGCCAGAAGCTGCTCCTTCAACTACTTATACATTTACCCTCACTAAATTGCTGAACAAGCCTCTTGTCAAGCCAGCTACCTTCACTGTAGATACAAAGTCAACGGACTGGGTGCTGAATTTTAATAACGGCACTTCTTTAACCTATACCATCATATCTGGGAGTGAGAGCGATCCTCTATGTGGATTACAGGTCCGTGACAGCTATGGTGATAAAGCTGTACTGTGCATTAATAAAGGTTCCGACGACAATGTAACCGTAGTTTTCAATTATTCGGGTAAGCGTCTGGTGTACTCAGGTAAATTTGTAAGATGAAAGAATTTAAACCCATTGTGATATGACTGAGAACGATTTGGAAAATGCAAAACTAAAAGCTGAAAGGCTTCACCCGAACGCTCCTGAGGGTGACGTGCAGGACATTGAGATAAACACGGCGGATGGCTTACAAATTATCAGACTTAAACGAAGCCCGGTAATAAAAGGCTTGACGAGGTATTTGGAATGGGAGTTTCTACCGGATGCGTGGAGCTGACAGTTCAATAAATATAGAATTTAATAGTATCCAAACGTAGATATTGTTCGTATCAAGCTTTTCACAACGCATTGAAAATAAAAAGTTTACTTGTAAAATGAACTCGAACTATGCCATATACGTTAGGTATTAAAAATCTTATAATATCATGGCAAAAAACGAGAAGACATCCCCCAAGATGGCGACCAAAGCGGCTAAGGCTCTTTCAAATCCAAACACCTCCAAACTTACGAAAAGCCTAGCCGGTGCATTGTTAACGCAGTCACCTGACAAGAAGAAAAAATAATCCTGGCATTATGACTGACGGAGATCGAGCGAAGGCAGAGGAACTCATCAACAACATAAAAAATAAGAGTGATGACGATTACGAGAAAAACGTAACTTACATTTCTGCTGGAACACTCGTCTTGTCCTTAACCTTTCTGGAAAAGATCATTAAATTAGAGAATTCATCGAACGCATTATTTCTTGTGACGGCTTGGATTCTCATGGGTCTTACCCTCGGATTAAATTTGCTTTCTCACCAGCTTGCCAGCATTTTTTCAGAGAAATCATACGATGAACTGGCGCAAGTGGAAGATGATAGCAGCGAGGTTGTAAAAAATATCCGAAGAAGAAACAAGTATATCAGAAGAATCAATTGGGGAGTTACGGGGTCTATGTTTTTTGGAATGACATTCCTAATAATATTCTGCTCAATCAACGCTTTAAATCCAAAAGTCACAACAAAACCAAAAAGTGAAATGTCAGAAAACAAAATGCTTAATACCGACAATTACGAGAAAAAAGGTCGAACTGTAACGATACACAGCAGTGTACAGAATGCGCCCAAAGAACCTGCAAAAACAACCAGTGACACGGGTTCGACGCAGCAAAACACTTCATCGGATGACAAAAAGTAAGCTCGGAAAAGGAGTACATAAGGTCAAAAAGTCTGGAACCTTAAAAGTGCTTGTTTCCAAGAAGTCCGGTGGTTCCCTTAAACCCCATAAGAGGAGTCAATCCGGGCAATTTCGCCGCACTGATCCAAAGGGGCACGATCATCCTAAGGGTCGTACAATCCTTGTGCCGAAGGGATTAAGCACGTCCTCAGGCAGTGAGACATCCGATGATGAAGAACAAAAATTCAATTAGCCGTTGTTCTCTGGGTCTGCTGCTGTGTTATCCAGTAAGGCGGCGCGGAAAACAGCCTTAAATGCGTCACGCTCACTTTGTGGTCTAAATTTGTATTGTCCATAGCCTTTATGTCTTGCATCAAAATCCCAGTATGCAATTTCCGCTTTGGCAGTTTCCGGTGATTGCTTCGGTTTTTTTGGCGGTTCAATATCAACCATCATTACGGACTGTTCAACGTGTCCATTTCCGTCAATGCTCGCCATGTGCACGACTGACTTACCGCCTGAGGCTGCTGTCTTAGCGTCTGTCAGGGTGTTCCACTGGTCAGGCGTGTATTCTAACGCCCGTTGTGCAATTCGGTTTCCATCGCTGTTTCCCAATCGGTCGCCATTTCCCAGACGCGCCAATCTTTCCAACGCTTCCTGATAGACTGCATATTTTGCAAGAACAACTGCACAAACGGCAATCATAAGATTCTTGTTTTGCTCCGGCACTTCTTCCCAAGGTTTGGCGCTTTCCTCACGGGTTTTGTATCCGAATTCCGGCGCAATTCTTTCGTAAGTTTCATGGAAGGTTTTCGCCAATACTTCTGAGGCTATGGTCATTTTACACCTATGAAATACAGATTACAGGACATTTGATTAGATTTAGATCATAACTCTCAAAGCCTTGCCCGTCAATGAAAGAATCCCTCGAATCAGCGCGGAATATCCATCAATTTCTAATTGTCGCTTCCGTCGCGATTTTTATTTTCGGCCTGTCTATCGGGCCAAATGAAAATAAATATGATTTAGCCAAAGCAGAATTAATTCAATTTAGAAAGTCAGTCGATGATATTGGGACGATCAGAAGACATTTGATCCGCAAAGCATTTTTCTCTCGTGTTTCACCAAAGGATTTGAAACAAGTTACGCGATTCGTAGGGTTCTCTGATATGAGTAATCTGGGTGCTTGGGATTCCCCCATACATTCTATATATCAAGACTTTGAAAACGAATGGCATCTAATTGATAGCTTGCCAGTTAATATTCTTACAAAAGATGCGGTGGATTTATTAAAAGACACTACCGTCATGGAAAACAAAGAGCATTTCGCTTTAAATGCCTTTCCAGTTTACTTAAAAGGTCAGATTATTAGCGAGGGAACGGCTTACATCGAAATTGAAACTGATTTAAAATATATGAACGGTGAAGTCGTCAGTTATTTAAAAGAATTTATTAAAAACAAGTTGGCCGCATCTAGTGATGTAAAAACATTCCTCCCAAAATTTAAGGTTGTCCGTTCCGAAATCTCTGACCATTCAATCGACGATGCGCTAACGCAACTGCAAAATCTTTCAGATGATTATAACTCGAAAAATAAAAATGAAGCGGATTTCATTGGTCTAAAAGTCACCGGAGGGCTTCTTTACATTGTCGGGCCGTTGGTAGTCTTATCACTCTTGGTTTATCTGCTTTCATTGGCTACTCATTTAGACGAAATCTCCATACCCGCTCAAACAACTTGCCTACTGGAATTTCCTTGGATTGCACTTTTCCGAGACAAATACAGCATTTGGATATGCAGAGTTAGCCTGTATGCATTGCCATTTTTGAGTTGTAGCTACCTAGTTTACAAAACTAATGTTGGGATTAGCCAGATGGTCATCATCTATGTTCTAACTATCTTGCCGTCTCTTTATATAGCGCATTGTCTTTCTGTAAAAATAATAAGGCTCAGAAGTAAGACTGTTAATGGATCGTTAATTGATCAATGACAGGCGCTGTCTTAGCCTCTATCAGAAATTGAAGGGCTGTTCGAGTTGGTGTCACAATATTCTATCTTTGTCTATAACCCTTCTGAAACACAATTTATGTTTGAAAATATACCCTGGATGGAAATTATTAAGATTTTAGCGGCCCTACTTGGTGGCGGTCTAATGGGAGCATTTGTCAATAATTATTACGCTGAAAAGAGGAATAGAATTCAGCCGGTAGGAAAAAAACTTACCGTAAATTATGTAGACCTTCCTAAAATCATGACCGGCTATGAGGCCAAGATAACCGTGACAAGCATGGCTGACGGCGGTGATTACCAGTCCCAGTTATTTGAGAAGCTTGCTATCGTAAGGCTAGAATTATCCAATGATGGTAATAAGGATTTTGAAAAATTTGAGATCGGAATTAATCTTCCAATAGGAACTGAGGCAATTGGCTTGCAGTCTGATACTGGAGACCGGTATCACAAGTTTACTTGCAAACAGAAGGTTTCAATGGAAAATACAACCAATGAACTTGATTTTGAAATCGCTCCATTTCACAGGAAAGAAAAATATTCTGTTACCCTGATAACAAAAACCGATTCTGACAAATTGATCGAAGAAATTACGCTTAGCAAAAGTCAATCAATAAAGTTTGTAAACCTTGTTGAATTTGACATTGATCAATATATAAAGGAGGTGGAAAATATCGGCTCCACTTCTGTTATTGGTTCGATTTTCATGGGGCCACTTTCGTTTGTATTCTTCATCAGAAAGCTACTGAATTTGATAAAATGATTTGCATGCGATACTGGTGAGCAGCGACAATTACAGGCTTTAATAATTACCCAACTACCCTTTGACCATCAGAGCAACCAGTGAGTCCGGGGGCTGCTTCCTCTGGCATTGTCGCTATTACTTGTTATCTCACCGCCAAGCCGAAAGGAAATAGTTGGAACCGAATGGATAGATTGTAATACTCAAATTGGCTGCCGTCCATTGCTTTTCTACTGGCTAAATCATAAATTAGAAGCTTAAACCCAGCCCTTTATGACGGAAGCCCAACTCAGAAGAATTCAGGAGATGGAAGCGCGTATCGCACGTGTTACCACAGAAACCAAACTAGTCGAACAACCATTAGCACCACAGCCGCAGCCACAATCACGTTTACCAATTGTGACCGTCGAATCTCCCGTTGTGCAGCCCGTAATCGAGCCTGTAATAAAGCATTCTCGAACTGTAATTGAAACACCAATCCAGCAAGATCATGCGGCCGCTTCATTTTTTGAGGCTGCACCCTATTTCCGGCAGACGATAAAGAAGCCTGTAAATTGGATTGCCTGGGCGATTGGTCTTGCCCTGCTGATTGTGATTGGTGAGGTGATCTGGGTACTTGTGTCATAGTGGCTCCGATGGAAAAAGGAAGTATTGAAGAATTTGAGAAGTTTGCTCAGGAAGTTGAGCAGAGAAAAGAGAGGGATAGAGAATTAACAAAGGAGATTGAAGAATTTACTAATAACCAAATCGACCACCCAAGATTTCTAACCAAACTTAAAATAGCTTTTGAAAACCTTGGTTTAGGGGAATTCTCGCCTAAACCTGACGAACTGGCACGACTTCAAACGAAAGGGCCACTTAATCCAAAGGTTCAAGTCCTGAGCGACATTTTGCTCATGCTGGTCATTCTTCCGCTTTATCTGACCAAAAACATTTACAGTCGTCTGACTAACCGGCTTATCAGAAAGTAAGCAGTCAAATGGCTCCCGTTCTTCGGGTTTAAGTGTGTAATCGGTCATTTCGCTTCCTACCATTCATCAATCTGTATTTTCTGGTATCTGGTTTTTATTATACATTTCAGCTTAACTCGTTGATACATGGAAAAGAAACCCCGTTCAAAATTCTGGATCAGGCTTGCTACTATGTCTTTCGACATTCTCAGTATTTTAAAGCTTGCACTGTTTTCATAGGCGAAGTCTCTCAGGCTTTGATGTTTAAAAATACGCGTAGTCTTGTCTTCCAGTCCTTGGGTCGCCAGTCGTCTTTGTAGAGATTGGATTTACCCATGTTACAGGATTTACAAAGGATTTGAAGGTTTGTCAGCTTCAATGCCAGGCGAGGGTACTTTGAGCGTGGCTTTACATGGTCAACGTGCATCTCTCCAAACCTGCCACAGCACATACAACGGTTGCTGTATAACCTGAGCGCTCTGTATCGTAGTCTGAGCCATTTGTCTGTTTCATAGAAATTCAACTCAGCCTCCGTAACTGCTGATTTTCGTACTGCTCAATATATCGCCATTCTTGCCTAGTCAGCTCAAATTGACCTTTTTTGGAACGGTTGACAAGTGCCTGATACATTCTCGGGCAAAGCGGCTTTACGGTTGGATCCAAAATCTCAACAATATCAGCCGGGGTTGGAATCTCTTTGCCAGTTTTCAGGTAGGTTTTGAATGCTGCTGTAACTTGGTCAATCGTATAATCCTCTAACACCCATTGAAAACCAGCCTCACGCATTTGCGTACTGTCAGCAGCTTCACCGTATTTCTTCAACATCGTGTACGTCTGTTGCAATAAATCCGATAGCTGATCCTGACTGTCCACGCAACTTTTGATCGGCTTCCCACTTGGCTCGACGATCTCGCTTGATTTGGTCTGTGATTTCAGCGGCAAGCTGGGTTTGGGACTTACGACCGCCAAATCCTGTCTGTTCTCCGGCAGGGCTTCCATCTCCGCTAAGAGTTTGGCGAGGGGTGACTGAAGTGTTTCCATTTTTTATCCATTCTGCTTTGAAGCCTGTCCAGCCCCGGTTGACGATAGTTTCCAATGCCTCTTGCAAACCTATATCGGCTTTGACAGCCTCGCGTTTGATCGCCTCCAGTGCTGTATTGGTCACAGGTGCCTTTTTGGCTTTTCGGTGGGTGATGAAATCCTTCCAGACATCCGCGGAAACCCCATCGGGCGCTATTATATTATTACTTACTTTATTGTTACTGTTATTGTTAACTGTTATTGTAGCATCGCCAAGCATTGCTCGAGCATTGCTACTAGCATGCTCTGAGCATGTATCTTTTTGATTTTGCCACCTTTTATTTGCAGCCTTCTCAGCACGTTCGGAACGGAACTTTGCCTGATTATCCTGCTCATCGAGCAACTGGTTACATGTTTCATGGCTCAAAAGACCCCCTTTTTCCTGCTTGAAGAATGCTCGGATAATGCTACTAGCATGCTCAAAGCATTCACCTGAAACACCGGATATTCTGGCGAGCGCATGGTTGTTATCCGGCAAAGGTTGTCGGGTTTCCATGTAATGATCGATCAGACGGCGATAGATACCGTCCTGTTCTGCTGTCAGGTGTAGGGTTTTGTTTTTGTATCGCTCAGGATACCAAGGGAACCAGTCCATTATTAAACTCCGCAGTCATTGTTTCGCAGTAGACAAAATGAGCGTTCAGCCCTGCGAAGATGCTGATAAAGGATGTCTTACGTCCACCGCTATGACCAGATAATAGCAGAAGGCAACCGCCTGTCAATAAAAATATTCTACCAATGACACATCCTTTAAATTCAAGAAAAATTAATTCAACGCTGTGATGTCACCAGAAGAGTCAAACGCCGTAGGCACTGTACTTAAGGAAGGTTTTTGGTGGGGAAGGCTCCTGTTAGGGCCGTCGGTGAAAAGTGTTGGTGACAATTTAGGGAGAGCTACCGATCACTTTTTTGAGAAGCTAGACCAAAATAGGTTCAAAGGTGCAGCGCTCATTGATTCCAAAATTTTAGACGGAAATGTGAAGCTGAAACCTGTCGAAGAAATAAATCTGAAAGTGCTCGGGCCCTTAATCGAAGGTATTTCGTTGGAAAGCGATGATGATCTTCGTGAAATGTGGGCGAATCTTTTCGTAAACTATGTTGATAGCGCTAAGAACTTGACGATAACGGTCTACCCAGAGATTTTGAAGCAGTTGTCCACAGCGGAAGCTGATATTTTGGAAAGCATGATTAACGATGATCAGTATTCCATAGCCACAGACGAGAAAACACAACTTGAAAGGCCAGTTGGTTACGAAGAATTAGCTAATTTGGTGCGACTTGGACTTATTGAACCTCATAGAACGATTGGATATGTGAATGATCCAACGATAACAGGGAATCAAAGACCAATGGAACGGAATATTGAGAATGACCTTTATTTCCTTACCCAATTCGGTCACCACTTCTTGGAAGCTTGCAGCACAGAGCCTCTTGACCACTAACCTGATATCTACAAAAGGAAGCAAAGAAGTTTTTGTTTGTATAGATATTCTCTATACATTCATGAAACAAATAAAAATAACCTATGATTAGTTTCTTGAATCAATTTGCTGGAAAAGACCAGCTAATTAAAAAGCAAGGTCAAGATGACCAAGCCTGGGAGCGGGAAATTGGGCCACAGCTTTTAGCACTCCAAAAATTAGGGCTTGTTACTGTAAGATATGCGAATGAAGTAAGTTACCCAGTTATTGGGATACTTACGGAAGCAGGCGTGAAACAGCGGGATCTCCTTCTAGGGTAACATTCATCTTCAAGAGTTGTTAAGCCTCGGCAATAGTCGGGGCTTTTTTATGCCCAAGAAGAAGTCCACCAGTTCCAGCAGCCGGATCAATAACAGTAGGAACAAGAACATACTTTCTTCTAACAGTGTACGTTTATCATACTTAACATCATGTACTACAGCAACAGTATGAACATCTGCAAGTATTACATGTAAATACTTGTCAGTAATTACAAACATTACAATTATAACTATTACCTTTGCAGTCAGTAATAACAACTGATAGTTACCAACAGATAAAGAAAATGCCCCACTTTACGTGAGGCACATTTAAAGGTGAATGTTAGTAAATTAAACTGATTACAGCAGTAATTATCAGTATTGCAGCGAGAATGATTTCGAGTATCAGGCGAGCATTCTCAAGCTTCTCTTTACGAGAATTGGTCGGACGTTGGCGCTTGCTGGTGCGCTCTGGCTTTAATTTCTCCATATTTTTATCGTCTCAAATGTAGCCCGACCTCGGGCTATGTTTGTTTCTACCATCTGAGCAACACAAATATACTGTTATTCCAATTCTCTTTGTAGAATACAATTAAAAGTTTACAAAATATAATACTTAATTATCTGCAAATCAATAAGTTATGAATTTATAAAAGTAAAAAAGTTTACATTTTTTATTTTTTAATCGTTGAAATTGTAGCCTACTTCTACTATCATAGCGTTGATTTGGTCTTCTTCACTTTCGTACTGCTCCAAGTCTTCCCGCATGTTCATATAAATCTTTGGTATCGTGTTCCTGTTGCTCTTCCGATTCTGTTCTTTTCGGGCATTATTGTACTTCGTTTCTTTCATTTCTTCGTGATCCTGATCTCTACACGTGGGTTCGTTCTGTCCACTCCTACATGATCCCAGCTCTCACTGTCAACAATTTCGTAGTTATCATCCAGAATCACGCCCTGGCTTACCAGATAATCAGTCACCGCTTTGAAGTAGGATTGTCCATCACGCTTACGACGGCACGGCCACGCAAATGTGTAGTGGATATGTACGCTAGTGTTTATTCCTGCAGCTTCCAGTGCTGGACAGCTCGCCTTCCATTCCTTGTATTTCTTCGATGGGAAACGCTTCTGCTTGGACCCGCCACCAAATAGTGAATTAACACTGGGCGGGAATGGCAGAGTGATTATCAACTGAGTTCGCGGAACAAATCGTTGAGCTTCACTTTGCCCTTCGTGATCTTAACGATCTTCATAGCAACCTTCATGCTAGGGTTTTCACCATTCAGCAAACGGTAAAGCGCTGTGCGGTGTGCGTAGCCAATGGCTGCGGCAAACTCGGTTTTTGATTTGTCTTTTAAGTATTCATTAAGGGTCATGCGGTGATTGTACCGCGAAATGATAACCACTGCAAGACATTTTTTTCGAAAAAAATCACTCGAAACACATTTTTCCTGTTGACAGGCGTATTGTCAGGTGATACGGTGTCTGTGTTGAAAAGGAGAGCTAATACATGATTTACGGATATACCACACCACCTCAAGCCGTTAAAGATGGCATCGTTCATCGCCTTGCAATTTTTTACAAATCATTATCAAAGGATGAATTGATCGAGAAAAGCGGCGCACCTGAATATGTGCCAGTTGCGATTGAGGAGCTTACTATCGAAGGTAAGATTGAATACATCAATGGCCGCTATGTGCTGAAAGGCAGAAACTAATGTCAATTTTTGAGAAGCTATTGGCTCCGTTCGACCCGTCACTTGTATCATGGCGCGTAGGTTCCATGACAAAGAATAAGGATAAAGGAATGGCATTGGCATACATAGATGCCCGTGACGTAATGAAGCGATTAGATGAAGTTGTCGGACCGGAAAACTGGAAAGACCGCTATGAATACTACGGAAACACATCTATCTGCTATCTCTCAATCAGAATTGATGGTGAATGGATTGAAAAAGCAGACGGCGCTGGCGATACAGCAGTTGAAGCAGAGAAAGGCCGTATTTCAGACGCCTTCAAACGTGCTGCTGTTAAGTGGGGTATTGGTCGCTATTTGTATGACATCGATTCAGTGTGGGTTAACCTTGAACAGCGCGGAAATTCTTACGCCATCCCGAAAGGGGAATTCGAGCGCTTACAAAAATGTCTTCCCGGCAGCAAGGTTGATCCCGGCCCCCCTGAACCAGAGCCAATCACAGCAGAACGTAAAGCTTTCCTCATAAATACCCTTAAAGAAGCTAAGGACATAGACAATCTTACCAAACTGCATGATGCGGCAAAACAGGAATGTGAAAAGGTAAGTGATGCTTCGGCGTATAAGGAAATTTTAAAGGTAGCAAAAGAGCGAAAATCACAATTACAACCACCACAGGAGACTAAAATTGACCCAACCAACTAACATCGGTGGCGTTTCTGGCGAACGTCTTACCCTTCTAATTGAGCGTGTTGAACGCCTTGAAGAAGAAAAAGCAGGTCTGGCGGATGACATTCGTGATGTCTATGCGGAATCGAAGTCAGCAGGATACGACACCAAGATCATGCGCCAGATTGTAAAACTCCGCAAAATGGATCGACAGAAACGCCAAGAACAGGAAGAAATTCTTGAAATGTATAAATCAGCTATTGGATTGGAGTAAAACCGTGGCATCAGTAAACAAAGCAATCATCGTCGGCAATGTCGGCAAAGACCCTGAAATCCGAACAGCACAATCCGGCTCACGTTTCGCAAGCTTTACGATTGCAACAAGCGAATCATGGAAAGATAAAGCGACTGGCGAACGAAAGGAACGCACTGAGTGGCACAACATCTCAGTAACTAATGATGCACTGGTGGGTATTGTTGAGCGGTTTATCAAGAAAGGCTCAAAGCTTTATATCGAGGGTCAACTGGAAACACGTAAATGGACAGATGCCGAAGGCAAAGACCGTTATACAACCGAAGTTGTCCTCAGACCATACAAGGGAGAAATCACCCTATTGGATAGCAAGCCGGATGCCCAACAATCGGATAATGGTGCGGCCTACTTTAAGGCGCAAAACGAGCCATCAGGTTTTGCAGACGATCTTGACGATGATTTACCTGACTGGAACAATGGCGAATTTCATAAGTGACCGAAAGCAAAACCATCATCCTGCGTTCAACCCAGCAATCCGACTATGCGGTAAAACTCATAGCCGGGTTGCCAAAGGATCAGGACAATCCGAAGTGGACGGTTACGATTGAAAAATATTCCAAACAGCGTAGCACAGCCCAAAACTCACTGTATTGGAAATGGATCGAAGTTATATCTATGGCTAGACCACAGGGAATTGTCATGACGCGAGACAAGTGGCATTATGCTATGGCGATAATGTTTCTGGAACCGATTGAAGTACCTGACCTTAAAACAGGCCAATTAATACCATGTCCCCGATCTACAAGAGGCTTGAATACGAACCAATTTACCGAATACCTGAACAAAATTGAAGAATGGGCAATTGGAGAAGGAATAATCCTACCCCACCCGGACGACCTGATTTGGAGTAAATAATGATCAGTGAAAGAAAATGATTATGTTTCTGACAATTAAACCACCTCAAAAAAAATTAATATGAGTGCTTTCGTGGGAATGTTGTATGATGAATTCGTTGCAATTGGTACAGATACTCTTGCGTGTCATCCTTACCGAGAGGGTGATAAATGTCTTGAGCCACTGCTTTTCACAACAAAGGTTTACCACCTTCCACATCTAAAATCTGCGTTCGCTTGCACAGGATACCAAATATTAGGATTTAAGTTCTATGAATTTGTAAACCGCTTCATAATAGGAAAAGATTTGAATGGCTTATTGCAGGCTGATATTGGAGAACTGAAAAAATTCATGGATTTTGACAATCAACGTTTTGGCGGTAGGTTATTTGTATATGGCTTTGATGAGACTCTTGGAGTTTTTAGAGGAAGTCACTGCCGAATAAGTGAAAGAGACACTGAAAACGTCTGGACTGAAATTAAAAGTAATTCTCAGATAGACGGGGTATCATTCGTTCTGCAACCACTATTCGACAAGCTGCATGAGGAGATCGAAAATTCTTTACCGGACAGTGCTAAGCATAAAGAGTACATCAAAACTGCGATAACAATTCAGAAGCAAAAAGACAGTAAAATGCCTTTAAATGAGCAAGTCGGGATTGGCGGTGATATTGTTTTTACACAGATGTTCTTGACTGAGGAAAACAAGTTTATGATCGCTTCAGAGGTAATTTACGAATTCCCCGACAAAGAGGAAATAGGAGAAATTATGATGAAAAGGATTGCATCATGAGTTATTTTGAGGGGCAATCATAATGCAAGATCTTGACGGTCAAATCTATATCTCAATAAGCCACTGGGGGTTATTCCCTTGCCCTTAGCATTCCCAAAACCTGCGAAGAAAAAGAAAGTGAAACAGGGTGACGAAGGGTTTCTTAAATTCCTTCGTACCCTCCCCTGCCTTTGCACCGGAAAGATGGGCGCAGTTACTGCTCACCACTTGCTCGACACCGGTTTACGTGGCACAGCTCTCAAAAGCCCCGACAGGCTATCAATACCCCTTGACTGGCACATCCACGATGCTCTCCACCGTGCCGGCGATGAAATTCTTTTTCTGTCCAATTACGGCATTACAGACGCCATGGGCATTGCAGATCAATTCTACGAATGCTACCTAAACGACGATTACGACACACCCTATGACATGATAATGAGGAGATTTCTATGAGTGACAATAAAATGCTTGATGATCTTAAATTCGATCTGAAGGTAATTGAGGAATCCTTAAAACACTATGCTAAAAGATTTGAAAACGCCCGTGGAAGCCAGATTTTAGCTCATACTGGATTGGCGGCCCTAGATAGAACATGTAGTAATCTATCAAATCGGGCCTTACTCATGGAATGGCAACCGATTGAAAACGCGCCGAAAGACGGAACATTCATTCTAGCTCATGATCTAGCTTATAAGTTTCCGATAGTGATAAATTACTTTAAGTGCGATGATTGGCAAGGTTGGATATATTCTGACGAATCATTTGTCGATGATCTTCCAGAGCCTACCCACTGGATGCCCCTACCAACCCCACCGGAGAAAACAAATGACCGATAAATTCTACGCAGACAGACCTGATAAGGGTGCTCACAAAGTTCTTATTGTGAAACAATCTTACTGTAACCAAATATGTGATTTTGAATTTTATCAATCATACACAGGAGAATACTTCAACCCCTTCCTGAAAGTCCGCTACACTCCCCGTAAGTGGTGGAAGTTCTGGGCACCGAAATTCACCGTTACCTTCGAGGGAGACAGTAATTGACCAAAATTGAAGATCAGATCACAGGCAGAATCATTGAACAACTCGAACAAGGCGTTCCCTCGTGGCGAGCTGGCTGGAAAGAGGGCGTTCCTTTGACCATGCCTGTAAATGGGGTTACCGGATACCAATACCGTGGTGTGAATGTCCCCTACTGTTGGTTGACCATGCAGGAAAAAGGTTATCAGAGCAGTAAATTTGCAACCTTTAAACAGTGGGCAGAGAAAAAAGAGTTTGTCCGTAAGGGTGAGAAGGCAAGCCCGATTGTGTATTACGATACAATTGTCAGAGAAAAAGACGACGAAGTCACGAAGATCCCATTTTTAAAAATGTCGTTTGTTTTTAATCAATGCCAACTGCAATCTTATAGTGCTGAACAGGAAGCAATCCGGGAACAAACTGACTTTGTAACCCGCATTCAAAAGGCCGATGATTTTATTAATAACACAGGTGCAATCGTCAAACACGGTGGAAATCGTGCGTTCTACCACACGGCACAAGATTATATTCAATTGCCGCCGACTTTCGCCTTCACTGGCACTGACTCGCAGAACCCAACTGAGTCGTACTATTCCACCAAGCTTCACGAGCTATCCCATTGGACAGGGCATGAAAAACGGTGCAATCGCCAATTTGGAAAGCGCTTCGGTGATAATGCTTATGCGTTTGAGGAGCTGATTGCAGAATTGTCATCTGCGTTTTTATGTGCTGAATTGGAGATAACAGACGGTGAAAAGCCAGATCATGCCAGCTACATAGGCCATTGGCTGGAAATCCTCAAAAAAGATAACAAGGCGATTTTCACCGCTGCAAGTGCAGCATCCAAGGCAGGGGATTTCATGAAGTTGTTACAGCCTACTTCTCGTGATCTTTCTCGTTCTCCGGTTTGAAGCTCTCTTTAAATTTTTCTTTTTTGGCCTCTTTCGCACCCGCTTTGAAGGCCATAGTATAATTGTTCAGGTTTAAGTCCTTTCGGCGTTCGATTGCCGTCAGGACTTCCTTTGCTTTTTTGGAATCAGCCTTTTCAATCAAATAACCGTCATTGTACCCCCTGACCATTTCAGGATTTACCCGAAGATCCTCGTTTTCATCGCTCATGATCATTTTCTTTATCTTTTTTCTTAAAGGCGGCTGCAAACTTTTCCTTGGCTGTTTTCCTCTCCTCTGGCGTCCGGCCTACAAATGCATCGAACTTTTCAGTCTCGGCCTTTTTCTTATCACGAATGAAGTTTCTTTCCTCCATGTCGGCCTGATGAATATTGTATTTCAGCTTGTCGTTTAGGTTTTTAATCTTCGCCCTCTCTACGCTCTGCTCCATAGCGTGAACTTCCCTTTCGGTGAACTTGGGTCTTCCGTTATCGAAATAAGGCTCTTTCTCGGGAGCTTTTTCCTTCTCGGTGGCTTTTTCGTTTTCGTTGAATAGGTCTTTTGCCTTCTGAGAGACTTTATCTGGCTGCTGCTGCTGCTGTTTCTTAGAAATATCCTTCTTAGTGTCCCGAAAGTCATTGCCTCGAATGGACTGCTTTAATCCTTCTAGTATTTTGTCAAGCTTTCCCATTATTTGTTCGCGTGTTTAGAAAGATAAGCGTCAATACTGTCCAGGTCGTAAAGTATGTGCTTCGGGAATGGCTGTGTGAATCTTATAGCATTCGTATCCCTGAGCTTTTGCAGCGTCGTTTTGCTCGTGATTTTCATGTATTCCATCGCAGCATAACCATCCACCCACTTGTCTCGGCTTACAGCATCTTTCCTGACTTCTTTCAAAAGCCGGTTGACCAGTTCGTAAAATGCCTCATCTTCAAGGGAAATTGCCATGAACCCAAGATAAAAAATATTTAATTACCAAGTACTGCGTCCAATGCTTCATCAGCATTTTTATGAATGAAGTTGTTTTGGTAGCCTATCGTCGTAGTAAGATTGCTGTGTCGGTAAAGCTTTTGCAGCATTTGGGGGCTGATTTTATCTCCCGAAATATTTCCAAAAGTATGACGGCTGATATGGTTAGTCATTGGCTTTTCGATCTTCGCAAGCTTCGCCACCTCTTTTAGATATTTATTCAATTTCTTAACACCGTAAGAAATCTTCCTTTCAACGGTGTATTGGTCGTTCATGTCCTCAACCACCTTTAACTCAGGGAAGATCAAATCATTAACCTGCTCGTCACCTCTATATTGACTAAGTATCTTCGACACCTTCGCCGGAACCTTCAATGAGCCGGGTTTGTCGTTTTTTCCCATGGAATAAAACAAACGATCATTTTGGAAGTCCGACCATTTCATTCTAAGCACGTCGGAAATCCTTACCCCTGCGAAATAGTAAGAGAACAGGAAAATATTTCGCGCGTGGTTATGATTTGCATCCGGCAGATTAAGCTTTTCAATTGCCTCCACTTCTTTTTGAGTAAGTCCTATTTTGGTAGTCTGCGGAATCCTAATCTGAATTTTACCCCTGCCAAAAGGATAGTTTTTATGATCGGCTATTTCCGCCAAGAGCGCTTGATTGTAGACCGTCCGAATAAGTATAAGGTGATTTACAATTGTGCGATCTGTGACTTTCCTGTCACCTTTCAGGTAGGCTTTGAACCTGTTCAACAGCGGAACCGTGATCTCAGAGAAGTCAATGTCCTCCGTTCCAAGAAATTCTTTGAAGTTTTTCAGCCGGGAAAGGTCTGTCGGAACACGGTTATATTTACCCTCTTTCCGCATGTTTTCAACAAATTCATTCGCAACTGCGAAAAAAGTCACACCCTTTTTAGGTTTTATTTTCTTGGCGACGAACTTGGCAGATACATCCTTCTTTTTGGCCTGCAGCTCCAAACTCATATCACTAGCTTCAGCCAGCTTCTGATTAATTAAGTTGTTCAGCCTCACTGAATTTCGGTGAGTTTTTTTAACTTTACCAGACAGCGCGTCCCAGTCATCCTCATGGACGCTATGCCCAATGTGGATGTAAGATGATTTACGGTCTTTCGTAATTCTCAGGGCAATCGGAAAAGTGCCGTCAGCCTTAGGCGCATTCCTAATCACAACTTTTATTGTCGTCGCCAT